CACTGGTAACAGTGACGCCGAAATCGGCCAGGAACAGAGATAAGTCCTCTGTTAGCGCCATCAGCCGTACTTCTTCAGGCCGAAGCCGAAGCAGGTAACAGCGCTGGAAGCGGTGCCCGTCTCAGCCGTGCAGCTAAGGCGGATGTAGCGCTTCAAATCGTCATGGCTAAGCGTCTTCACTTCCTTGTAGGCAGCGTTGCCGATCGCAGTGAAGGTACCGCCGGTCACAGCAGTGAACGTGCTGTTGTCGGAAGATTCCTCGATGCGGAACGTCAGATCAGCGCTGGCGCCAGCAGCAGTGCCGGCCAAGATGATCTGAATGTCGCCGTCGTAATCAAGGAGATCGACGCCGGTCTGGTTGCCGGTGGCGGTGATGGTGGTAGTAGCCAGCAGCGTGAAATGCTGCAGCTTCTCAAGTGTCTGTTGGAAGATTGCCATTGGTCCTCTTGCGGGATGGTTTGCGGAAAGGCTGCGGGCAAACTGCCGGGGCCGGCTCCACAATCGGAGCCGGCTGCGCTTTGCCCATGTTGATCAGGGCGGTGGCGTCCGATTGCTCGGTATCAACCACCTGCCCTGCCTTGACAGCCACGCCCCTGATGGACGTGTCCTTAAGGATTTCGATCAACATCAGAGGGTGTTGTTGCCGCGGCAGAAGCCCTCGGGATGACGGACCGCAAAGTCCACATCCTGCAGAGCCACCACGCGCACGGTGCCGCTGGTGCTGTGGGTGTAGGGATCCACGGTGAGATCCAGCCCACTCCACATCGCCATGATCAACTGCGACCAGACCGCAAAGAAGATGTCGTTGGTCTCAACCTGATTGCTGACGACGGCGTTGTAGCCGTTGACAGTGCCGCCAGGCTCGAACACATAGGCGCCGGTGTCGGTGCCCTTGTCCTTGGTCTTCAGAGCGCCGCGCATGGTGGCGTTCATCAGATATGCCATGGCGCCGATGTCGGCGTTGTCTGCGGCGATCTTGGATTCCATGCTCACCACCTCGGCATAGGTCGGGGTGTTGGCAGCGAAGTCCTCGGTGTTGATGCCGGTGGTCAGCTTGATGCCAAGCGGCTGGCTGCTGTTGCCCAGGCCGTAGAGGCCCACGCGGTCGATCTCAAGTGCCAGCACAGTGGCGAGATCCTGGCGGATCATCTGCTCCACATCGATGCTGGCCTGCAGCATCAGGCGGCGGCTGTAATCGGTGAAGGCGCCTACGGTTTTTGGCGAAAGGTTCACCTGATCCACCGTCTGCTGGGACTCGGTAGGCGAGCCCGATTCAGCCACCCAGTAGGCGGTCGCTGCAGCGGTTTGGCGGGGGATAGCCACGTTGCCGGTCAGTCCGGTCAGGCTGGTGACGCCAAGGCCGGCCAGTGCCGAGCGGTTGCGCAGCAGTTCGATGAAGCTGCCGGGGCGGAAGTCAGTACCGACCAGATCGCCAGCGCCGGATGCGGTGCCAACGGTCAGATCACGGCGCAGCACCTCGCTCGGCACCATGATGCCCTGAGCAACCTTGCCAGCGCGTGCAGCGGCAGCCTCGGAGCACTCGCGCTCAAAGGCCGCGGCCTCCTGCAGCTTGCGGTCGCCAGGGTTGGCCAGTGCGTTGATCGCGCGCTGGAAGCTGAACTCACGGGTTTCCTTGGCGCTGAGACCAATGTCGCCAGCAGCCTCGGAAACAGGCTGCGCCTTGCTGCCAAGTTGATCGAGCACAGCAGCGCGGGCCTCATCAAGGCTGCGGCCGGATTCGATCAGCTGGCGGCCAAGGTCGGCCATGCCGTGCTTCTCGGTGATAGCAGTGATGCCAGAAATGCGGGTGCGCTCAGCCTTGGCAGCCTCTGAAGCCGCTTCAGCCCGCACCGCCATCAGATCGGTGGTGGTGTCTTCCATGTCGGTAGAAGTTGGGACAAATGATGCGGCTGTGGCCGCGACCGGAGCATCCATTGAACGCCCTACGCCAATTGTAGGGTCGGCAGGAATTGACACTAGCGATAGCTCGTGCGCGCTCCATCGCGTCACGATAAAGTCTTCGCCGCGTTGCTCCATGTCATTGATTGCATAGCCGAAGCTCACATTGCGCAGCACGCCATCACGAACATCGTTCATCACCTCCTGCGCAAATGGATTGCGGCTCATGCGCACGCGTGCGTAGCCGCGCTTCTGGTCTTCATCCACCCATGCGCGCTCGACCACGCCGATCAGCTTGTCCGGATCATGATTGAACAGCAGCGGCGCGCCATCATTCAGCCGAGCAAGGTCTACGGCCTCGCGGGTGTGAGCCAGGATCTCATTGCCGAAGTAGCGCGCAACGGGATACTCGCTGGAGAATGGGAACTCAAGCGTGCGGTCATCTTCCGCGATCTGCGCTGAACGGCTGAAGGCCACAGGCGCTGAGCGCTGCATCCGCTCGCCGGTCGCTACCTCGAACAAGATCTCCTGCATGTCATTGTCGCTCAACCATTGCCGGGCCTCGTCGGCGCTGAATCGCGCTGCATCAAAGCGAATGGCCTGCAGCTCGGTATTGCCATCCTTGATCCCATAGATGAAGTCAACGCCAGGGCCGCCTTCGTCATTCACGCGCCGGATCTCATCGTATTGATCAGGATCGGTCAATCGCGCAGCGTGCTCATTGGGATACGGTCGTTCCATCGTGCGATCTTGCAGTGCCTTAATCCTATCGGCCTTGGATGTAGACCAGTTTTGGCCAGCATCGCCGCCCCATGCCGCCCATGCCACACGGCCGGGCGACGGATAGCCATCTTCGCCTTGGCTGAAGCCCTGCCCTTGCTTGTCCACTTCATGCCGCGCAAACCATGCGGCCATGGTGATCACGGTGTCGGGACTCAACTCATCGCCGCTCAGGATCTGCGATGCCCTGGTGGCTGCCACATCAGTGCCGCCCTGCTCACCATCGGCCTTCCATGCGCGGTAGCGCTCGGCCTCTTCGCGCATTCCAGCGGTTGGCATCAGGTTGATCTCGGTGCCGTTTACGTTGGCCATTAGGCGAGCCCATCGGTAGGTGGCTGCGTCTCTGGGTATGGCTGCATCTGTTGCTGGCCGGCGCCGGTTACCTGCGTCGGATCACTATCAACCACGATGCCCATTTGATCAAGCATCGCCAGTTCGCTCTGCCGCGCCAGCAGCAGTTCATCAAGATCCCCGCCCTGCTCTGCAACCACCTCGCCCAGCGTCTTGAAGCCGCACCGCACCGCTTCTTTGTATGCGGCCACTTCCTTGGCAGGATCAACCCATGCCCATCCGCGCGGCATCCAGCGCGCAGCCTTAAAACGATCGGGTGCCAGCTCGTAGCCGGGTAGCGATAGCGCATTGCTCAGCACCGCCAGCTCAATCCACTCATGGAACACGCGGCGGTGGAAGTTCTCAATCATCCACGATTGCAGAATCCGCCAGTGGTCGCGGTCTTCGATCAGGCTCAACCGGCTGCTGCTGTAGTTGGTCTGGCTGAAGTCGCGCGAGATCGTCTCGTAGCTGCATCCGATGCCTGCAGCCATGGCGCGCAGCATTGCCCGCAGGAACGGCTCGAACTGACCATCGGGACTATCCAAGCTCGGCACTGTGACCGACTCGCCGGGATTCAGGTACTTGAAGACGCCAGGCTCAAAGTTGCTGACGCGCTCGCCATCCATCACGTCATCGCCAATCAGCTCGCCCTCGGGGCTTGTGATGAAACCCATGAGCGCGCTGCTGGCACGAGCGCGCACAACCTCGGCCTGCTCGTAACCCGCCAGGTGATGCAGTCGCTGGATTGCGCTGGCGAACCATGTGACGCCTCTAGTCTGGCCGGGGCGCTCGGCGCGGTAAAGGTGAATGATCTCCTCAGCCGGGATGCGCTTGTGGCGCTGCGTGCTGATCTGCTGGTTGCTGAACTGGTAATCGCCGGGGTGATACGCCAGGAAGTGGTACGCGATCGGCCTGCCCCAGCCGTCAACCTCGACACCCATGCGGATCTCGTTTCCCTGTTGGCTGCGGCCATTCAGGCCATCATCCAGCTGATCTGCCTCGATCACCTCCATCGCCAGCGGCACAGTGCTGCCACCAAAGCTCTGCCGCACAAGGCGGACGAACACCTCGCCGCTCTCGGCGCAGGCGCGGATCACTAGCCTTTCAATGTCGGCAAAGCTCAGTTTGCCGCCGGTGTGGCAATGCCGTGCAGTTGTCCACTGGCGCCATGCCGCCTCAATTGCATCATTGACCTGAGTATCAAGCCTGCCGCCGCGCTGCATCCGCACCTGCGACTGGAACGGGATGCCCTGCCCGATCACATTGCCTTCAATCGCGCGCAATGCCTGCCGCGCGTAGTCATTGTCCCTGCACAGCTGCCGCGCGCGATCGCGCAGCTTCTGCGCACTGCCGTAGATCTCGCTGTCGGCGCTGGTGTTACCTGTCACCCAGTCAGCAGTCAGTCTGCTGAACTGCGCGCCTTGGTACATCCGCCGCCGTGGTGCTGATGGTGTCGCTTGTTGCCTGCGCTTCTTGGCCATCAGCTGAATCTCACGAATAGGTTGTGTGGATTGCCCAGACCGTTGGCCGCCAGGTCGGCAGCCTGCTCACGCTTCACGTCTGACTTGAGCTTGGCCTCTAGCTGCAGCAGTTCCGTGAGCGGCAACTTTTTAAGCCGCCTGCTGCCGATCGTGTATTCAGCGACAGCGCCGCCCGATACCATCGCGCGAATTGCAGCCTGAACCGCATCCAGATCCTTCTGTGCTTGGCTGCGGCCATCAAACGCGCCTGGCGCGCCGGCATAGTTCAACGCCGCCAGCACCTCAAGCTGGCCAGCGCCGAGTGTCAGCTTCTCACTGCCGGCAGTTGCAATCGCCTGCCAGTACCACTGCCCTGCATCGAACCCGACGCTGGTGGCGGCGGCAATGGTCAGCTCCCAGCCTTGGCCGTATGCACTGCCGGTGATCGTTGCACCTTCACTGGCCGTGTTAGTGCGCAGGTAGTACGTCAGTGTCCAGGTGCTGCTCGTAACGGCAGCGCCAAACGCATCCACGCTGGCATCATCCCGCCACTTCACCGTGTCACCGGCTCGAATTGTCGCAGGGATGTTCACCGTTACCAGTTGCTGAGGAAGGCTGACCCAGCCTTAGCTGATCTTAGCGATGGCTTAGCGCGTGCTTCTGCTGGCTTGTCGAGTTGATCCCATATCGTCTTGCGGTCGTAGCGGGTGTACAGATGGCACAGCGCGGCATAGGCATAGACAAGGCAATCCAGCGCCTCGTTTCGCGCTGATGGCTTCTTGACCCATTCGCGCACCGGGAACCCTGAGCGGTTGTATCGCAGCACTTGCTTCTCGGCGGTCAACTGCTCGAAGTAGTCCACCGTTGCATCCATGTGGAAGTGCAGGTAGCCGGGCCCGGGCTCGCTATGCCTGATCCGACCAAACAGCGTGGTCTTGATCGTGTCGCTGCCGACCGGGTGCACCACCGCGCCGCGCTTCATGGTCTGGCCCTTGGCGTTGAGATCCACCCGGCTGCCCTTGCCGATCGGTGGCTTGCCGCGCTGGCTGGCGCCTTTGATCGCAATCACGCCCTGCCTGCCGCGCTCGCGTGCGTACTGATAAACCTCCGCCGTGAAATGGCCGCCGCTGTCGATCGCCACCACATGCGGCCGGATGCCATGCCCCTGCGCGTGCGGCCACTCGCGCAGCACCATCTGATCCAGCTGCTTCCATAGATCTGCGCGGCTCGGGTCGCCGTGGATCTCCTGGTGATCCAGCAGCCAGCCTTCCTCATCGCGGCCCCATGCCCAGACGCTGATCGCCAGGCGGTTGTCCTGCACGTCAACGCCGACCGTGATGGCCGACGCACCATCTGGCACAGTGCCGGGCTTGTAATGCTCGCAGCGCTCCAGCAATCCAGTGGCGCTCACCTTGCTGGCGTAGTCCTCTGCGAACGTCTCAGCCAGCCGCGTATTGACGAAACTCTTGAGCATCGGCGCATCCGCCTTGCTGCGCATGAACTCGTCAACCATGTCGGCCCAGCTCAGCCATCCGAGCGGTGAATAGAGTCCACTCAGCTGAAACCCGGCAGTCTTGCCGCCATCGCCAGGTGCAGTGGCGCGCCATTCACCACCACGCAGTAGGGCAGGCTTGTGCAGTTCCCCGAATCGATCTTTGCACGCCTCGCATTCGTACGCCGCGCTGCTCGGATCATCCTTCTCCCACTTGAGCTGCGACCACTTCAGCCATTGCATCGCGCCGCAACTTGGGCATGGCACAAAGTAACGGCGCTGATCACTGCGTTCATACTCCGCCTCGATACGGCTGAAGTCCTTGATGGTCGGCGTACTGGTCAGCAGGATCTTCCGCCGCGCGAACGTCGTCGC